CGTACAAAGCGGAGGATTGGGCGGAATACTTCGCTTCGTTCATCGGGAACGGCGTTTTCCCCGTCCCTTCGACGGGGCTTCAAGTCGTTGCAAACGACGGAATGAAGCTGAACGTTAAAACGGGCAAAGCGTGGATCAACGGTTACTTCTACTTCAACACGGGCGATCTTGCCGTCGAGCTTGACACGGCGGACGGACAGTTGAACCGCATTGATCGCGTTGTCGTGCGCTGGGATTTGACAAACCGCGTTATGTCGGTGAAGGTCAAATCTTCTTCGTTCAGCGCGTCCCCTACCGCGCCCGCATTGCAGAGGGACGCGGACGTTTACGAGCTTGCGCTGGCGGACATCTACGTGGGCGCGGGCGTAACAGCAATCACGCAAAGCAAGATCACGGATCAACGCTTGAACACGTCGCTTTGCGGCGTTGTTGCCGCCGTCGTTCAGCAGATCGACACGGCGGCTTTTAACGCACAGCTTCAAGCGTGGTTCGCTGAATATCAATCCCTTTCGGCGGCGGAGTACAACACGCTTGTTTCGTATATGAATTCGCTGAAATTGCAGGGTAACACGCAGTACGAAGCGTTCGAGCAACACATGGCGGATTTTGAAACACAGGCGGCGGCGGACTTCAACGCATGGTTTAACGGCTTGCAAAACGTCCTTGACGATAACGCGGCAACAAATCTTCTGAATATCACGAACGCGCTTGACGCGCGCGTGGATATGCTGGAGGCGGTGCTTTTCAATGACATTACGACAAATCCGTTCTTGATCCTCTTCGATGATCTCGACGGCGTAACGTCTACGGGCATTTGGAACGAGAGTTTGCAGAGGATCGAATGCTGACGCGGTACGCTTGCACGGCGGCGGAATTGTCGTGCGTGATCGGAAACATCTTCGCGGAGCTTTCCCCGCCATGCGCGGCTTGCGGCGCGGAGGTATTACAGATCACAGGAACAACGGTTACAGGGAACGCGGCAACGCTGACCGTTACCGAAGCGGGCTTCGATTTCGACGGGTGCGCCGACGATACCGCTATGATCGAGAGAATGCGGAAAGGACGGTGCATATATGCAAAGACCGGAGCGGGAGCGGAAAGAACCGACGGAATTCAACGTGATTGTGAAAGCGAAAGACCTTGTAAAGCACACCTTCACGATCACGAATTCGACGGAGCGCTACCCGAAGAAATACCGCTTCACGCTTGTAAACAGGATACAGGATAAAGCGGTGGACATTTACGAATGCGTCCTTGAAGCGAACGAATTAGACCTTCGGGACGCACAGGAATACAGACAACGGCAGAAGCTACAAGCAAAGGCGCTGACCTATTGCAAGGAGCTTCTATTTTTCATAGAGCTTTCGCAGGAAATGGGCTTTATTTCTATGAGCAGTTGCGAATATTGGTCAAAACTTGCGCTTGAAGTGAAGTACATGACGACCGCGTGGAAGAAGCGGGACAAAACGAGGGCTTGAAAAACGTTCGGGGTACATCTTGAAACGCCTAATTCGTCGAACGCCCACAACGTCCGCAACGTCAATTCGGACGGCTCTTTGAACAACAACAACGCGTACAACGGCAACAGGGGCGTTCGCCCGCTTCGGTGGACTATGTGAACGAGTAGGCACAGCCGAAAGCAGAATACCACCATCAAAGGAAGGTGTATCCCGTCGCCGCTATCCACGGCGGGGACAAATACAGGATCGCCGATACCGGAGCATACCGCCTTCCGGCGGCTGGCAAAGGTTATAAACAGCGAGGATTTTTTATTATGACAGACTTTGAAAAGATACACAGTTTTGAAAGCCTATACAATGCCTACCGAAAGGCGCGGCAAGGCAAGAGGTGGAAAGGAGCGGCGGCAAAGTTTGAAGTTAATCTTCTTGAAGCGCTGAACCTATTAAGCGCGCAGATCAGAACGAAGCGCTATACCATGTCCCCGTATAACACGTTCGAGGTATACGAGCCGAAGCGCCGCGTGGTTATGTCGAACAGCTACAAAGACAAGGTTGTTCAACATTCGCTTTGCGATAACGTGCTTGAACCGATTTTGACACGATCGTTCATTCGCGATAACTACGCGTCGCAGGTGGGGAAAGGTACGCATTACGGGTTAGACAGGCTTCAAGAGTTCATGCGGAGGTTTTACAGGAAGAACGGAATTGACGGCTGGATACTGAAAGGCGATATTTCAAAGTATTTCTATTCGATCCGGCACGACGTTTTGAAAACCTTAATCCGCGAGAAGATAACCGATCCGG